AGCGAGGCACTATGGCTGAACAAAAGCTCATCGCCGTCAACGAGCAAGGCAAGCGCATCGGTGAGACTCACCATCACGCCAAGCTGACCAACGAGCAGGTCGAACGCATCCGAGACCTGCACGAGTACCACAACCTGACCTACACCCAACTGGCCACCATGTACTGCGTGAGCAAGTCCATGATCGCCGGGATCTGCCAGTACAGGCGGCGTGCTCAAACACCGTTTGGATGGAAGAAGCTCCATGAAGATTGAAGACATCAAAGACGCGCCACTGGTCGCGCCAAGCAAAGAGCGCGAGCTCACGCCCAAGCAGCAGATGTTCGTGCGCGAGTACCTGGTCGACTTGAACGCCACGCAAGCGGCCATCAGAGCAGGCTACAGCGCCAAGACAGCCGAGGAACAGGGCTACCAGTTGCTTCGGAAAACTTCAGTTCAGGCGGCAATCCAGCTCGGCATGGATGCTCGAGCACAGTCCATCGAGATAAACGCAACGCGAGTGCTCAAGGAAATCGGGCGGCTTGCCTTCTTCGATCCGCGCAAGCTGCTCAATGCCGATGGCACGCCCAAGCCCATCCATGAGCTCGACGACGACACCGCAGCGGCGGTGGCCGGGGTGGAGATCGTCACCAAGGGCAACGAAGACCTGGGCTATGCCGACATCTTGAAGATCAAGTTGGCCGACAAGTCCAAGAACCTCGAGATGCTGGGTCGGCACCTGAAGCTGTTCACCGACAAGATCGAGGTCGACGTGGGCGGTGAGCTGGCGCAACGCATGAAAGAAGCCCGTGAGCGCACGCGCCAAGGTTGAGGCCCAGCTCATCGATGCCATGGTGGGCTTTCGGCACGACCCGCTGGGGTTCGTGCTTTTTTCGTTTGAGTGGGGCAAGGGCGAGCTGGCCGAGTTCGACGGCCCCGACGAATGGCAGCGACAGACCATGGGCCAGATCGGCGAGCAGCTCAAGGCTGGCGAGATCAGCGTGCAAGAGGCCGTGCAGATCGCCATCGCATCGGGCCACGGGATCGGCAAGTCGGCGCTGGTGAGCTGGATCATCCTGTGGGCCATCAGCACGCACGAGGACACCAAGGGCGTGGTCACGGCCAACACCGAGAACCAGCTCAAGACCAAGACCTGGGCCGAGCTGGCCAAGTGGTACCGCCTGTGCATCACCAGGCACTGGTTCGAGTTCACCGCCACGGCGCTGTTCAGCAAGGACCCAGATCACGAGAAGACCTGGCGCATCGACATGGTGGCCTGGTCCGAGCGCAACACCGAGGCCTTCGCTGGCTTGCACAACAAGGGCAAGCGCATCCTGCTGGTGTTCGATGAGGCCTCGGCCATTCCAGACCTGATCTGGGAGGTGTCCGAGGGTGCGCTCACCGACAGCAACACCGAGATCATCTGGTGCGCCTTCGGCAACCCGACCAAGAACACCGGGCGCTTCCGCGAGTGCTTCGGCAAATTCAAGCACCGCTGGCACACCCGCCAGATCGACAGCCGCACGGTCAAGATGACCAACAAGGTGCAGCTCCAGAAGTGGGTCGACGACTATGGCGAGGACTCCGACTTCGTGCGCGTGCGCGTGCGAGGTGTGTTCCCGGCAGCGTCGAGCAACGCCTTGCTCGGCCCCGAGGAGGTCGAAGCGGCCATGGCCCGCGAGTACAAGCCCGAGCAGTTCAACTATGCAGCGGTCATCATGGGCGTGGATGTGGCCCGACAGGGCGATGACTCCAGCGTGATCGCCAAGCGCCAGGGCATGGCCGCATTCCCGCTCAAGTCCTTGCGCATCCCCGACACCATGCTGGTGGCTGCGCAGGTGGGCCAGCAGTGGGACGAGAACGAGGCCGATGCCTGCTTTGTGGATGCCACGGGCGGCTATGGCGTGGGCGTGATCGATGCCATGCGACAGACCGGGCGAGATCCCATCGAGGTCTACTTCAACGGCAAGGCCACCGACCCGCGCTACTTCAACAAGCGCAGCGAGATGTACTTCGAGCTCGCCAAGTGGATCAAGGGCGGCGGCTCGCTGCCCAAGGACACCGAGCTGGCCGAGGAGCTGGTGGCCACCACCTACAGCTTCCAGGGCGACAAGTTTCGCCTCGACGACAAGGACACCATCAAGGAGGAGCTGGGCCGATCACCCGACAAGGCCGATGCCCTGGCACTGACCTTCGCCGCCCCGGTGCACAAGCGCACTCTGGCAAGCCGCTTCAAGCAGTCCAGGGAGAAGCGCGACTACGACCCCTATGCCTCCATGCAGTGAGGTGCGCGTAAGCAAACGGGCCACGCCTATAGTGCGCCCACCAGTTGAGAGTTCTGCAATGCAACCAGTTTGCCCAGAGGACAGCCCGCTATCGCTCATGGCCTCGCCCGAGGCCGTGCGTGAGCTCGAGCGCCAAATGCTGGCCTTCCCGCAGGTCGATCTGTCGACCACGCACCTGGTGCACGCTGGCATGTACGCCCGGACCATCCTCATCCCGGCAGGCACGCTGCTCACTGGTGCGCTCACCAACTGCGACAACATCTGCGTGGTGGTGGGCGACATCACGGTGACCACCGATGACGGCACCGTGAGACTGACGGGCCACCACGTCATCCCGGCGCGTGCCGGGTTCAAGCGTGCTGGCCTGGCCCACGCAGATACCTATTGGACGACCTTCATGCACACCGACAAGCAGGAGGTCAGCGAGATAGAAAAGCAGATGACCGATGAGGCCGACATGCTCCAGACCAGCAGGCAGGCACTCGAGTTTGACAACACACTTGCCTTGAAAGGGGAATGACATGAGCTTTGCAGTTGCAGCCATGGTGACCGTTGCCGCAGCAGCGGCTTACACCATCGACAAGAACCAGAAGAAGGCCAACGAGTTGCAGGAGCGGGCGCAGCAGCAGGCCACCCAGCAAGCTCAGACTCAGGCCACGGCGGTGGAGAACCAGGCCCAGGCGCAAGCCGCCGAGCGCGTCAAGAACACCAAGACAGCCAACGCTGCGGCTGCGCTGGGCAACCAGCAAGGCGGCGGTGCAGGCTCGGGCACCATGCTCACCGGGCCGCAGGGCATCGACCCCTCGGCCTTGTCATTGGCCAAGAACACCTTGCTGGGCATGTAAGCCATGAGCGAATTCACCTCCGATGCCCAGAGCAACTCGCGCATGCCCATGCGCGACAAGCTCTACACGCGCTGGGGCCAGCTCAAGACCGAGCGATCCTCCTGGTGGTCGCACTGGAAAGAGATCAGCGACTACCTGCTCCCGCGCTCGGGGCGCTTTTTCATCCAGGACCGCGACAAGGGCTGGCGCAGGCACAACTCGATCTACGACAACACGGGCACGCGATCCTTGCGCGTGTTGGCCGCAGGCATGATGGCTGGCATGACATCGCCTGCCAGGCCCTGGTTCCGGCTGGGCGTGCCTGACCCGGATCTCATGCAATACCAGCCCGTGAAGGCCTGGTTGCACGAGAACACCCGCATGATGCAGGAGATCTTCGCCCGGTCCAACACCTACCGCGCACTGCACATGATGTACGAGGAGCTGGGCGCTTTCGGCACCGCGACCTCGATTGTGATGGAAGACTTTGGCGATGTGATTCGTCACTACCCGCTGACCTGCGGCGAGTACGCCATCGCCACCGACTACCGTGGCAACGTGACCACGATCTACCGCGAGTTCCAGAAGACGGTGGCCGAGATCGTGCACGAGTTCGGCATCGAGAACGTGACCAACACGGTCAAGAACATGTACGACCGTGGATCGCTCGATCAGTGGGTGACCATCGTTCACGCCGTCGAGCCGCGCTACGACCGCGACCCGCGCATGAAGGATTCCAAGAACATGCCCTGGCGCTCGACCTACTTCGAGATCAGCGCCGACCCCGGCAAGTACCTGCGCGACTCGGGCTTCAAGCGCTACCCCGCGCTCTCCCCGCGCTGGGCCGTGACAGGTGGCGACATCTACGGTCACAGCCCCGGCATGGAGGCGCTGGGCGACATCAAGCAGTTGCAGCACGAGCAACTGCGCAAGGCCCAGGCCATCGACTACAAGACCAAGCCACCGCTCCAGGTGCCCACGTCCATGAAGAATCGGGACGTGGAGACGCTGCCAGGCGGCGTGTCTTTCGTCGACATGAACGGCCAGACGGGCGGCATCAAAACCGCATTCGAGGTCAACCTGGACTTGAGCCACCTGCTGGCCGACATCGGGGATGTGCGCGAGCGCATTCGAGGCTCGTTCTACGCCGACCTGTTCCTGATGCTGGCCAACCAGACCAACACGCGCATGACTGCCACCGAGGTGGCCGAGCGCCACGAGGAGAAGCTGCTCATGCTCGGCCCCGTGCTCGAGCGCCTGCACAACGAGCTGCTCGATCCCATGATCGAGATGACCTTCGAGCGCATGGTCGAGTCGGGCCTGGTCACAGCACCACCGCCCGAGCTCGAGGGCATGGACATCAACGTCGAGTTCGTCTCGATGCTGGCCCAGGCCCAGCGTGCGGTGGCCACCAACGGTGTGGACCGCTTCGTGGGCAACCTGGGTGCCATTGCCGGGTTCAAGCCCGATGTGCTCGACAAGTTCGATGCCGATGCCTGGGCCGACTCTTACTCCGACATGCTGGGCATCGACCCCCAGCTCGTGGTGCCCAGCGACAAGGTGGCGCTCATCCGCAAGCAGCGCACCGACATGATGATGCAGCAGCAGCAGTCGGCCATGATGAATCAGAACGCCGACACCGCACAGAAGCTTTCCAACTCCAACACCGGGAACCAGAACGCACTCACCGATGTGATGAACATGTTCTCCGGCTACAACTCACCATCACCAAGCGAGGTCTGACATGCCAATGGTTTCACTCAAAGAAGTTCGCGAACACGCAGAAGCCGAGTCGGTTGCCTACCGCGACAGCGCCTATGGCTACGGCACCGAGATCTATCTCGACGGCGAGCAGGTCGAGGCCCTTGGCATCGCCGATCTTCGCGCTGGCCAAGCCGTGACCATCCGCGCCATGGCCATCGTCAAGCGCTCCACCGAGGAGCTCGAGGCGGGCGATGACTCCGGCGGCAAGGACACGAGCCTGTGCATCCAGATCACCGACCTCGAGGTGGAGGCAAGCGGTGGGCTGGACGTGAAGAAGGCCGCGACCATGCTCTACAGCGACATGGATTGATTGGTGCGCGTAACACAACGCATTGAGAATAAATTCACGCCCATGAGCAACTACGACCCGACTGATCTACGAGGGCAAGAACGCGCCAAGGCAGAGTCCGACGAGCGCACCAAGCTTGCCATCGGTCAAGAGCAGGACGACTTCAAGTGGCTCATGGGAAGCAAGAGAGGTCGCCGCATCGTGTGGCGACTGCTGGAGCGCACTGGTGTGTTTCGCACCTCGTTCACGGGCAACAGCGAGACCTTCTTTCGAGAGGGCCAGCGCAATGTCGGTCTGATGCTCATGGCTCAGATTCACGAGGTGTGTCCAGACCAGTACGCAGTAATGCTCAAGGAGCAAAACGATGTCAGAAAACACACTGATGACGGACACCGCAACGACCACTGATGGTGCCTCATCCCAGGTAGCAACCAACGCCAGCGAGACGAGCGCCACACCAGCGCAAGCTCCGGCAGCGGGAGCCGCCACCGAGCAACAAGCCACCCAAGGCCAGCAGACCCAGGATGCGGCAACCACCGCCGAGGGTAATGACAACCAGGGCAACGCAGGGGACAACAAGGACACCAAGCCTGAAGTCCCCGAGAAGTACGAGTTCACCATGCCAGACGGAGTCCAGATGGACGATGCGGCGGTGAATGCGTACTCCGAGTTCGCCAAGGAAGCCGGGCTGTCCCAGGAGGCTGCGCAGAACCTCATGACCAAGCTCGCACCTGTGATGCAGGCGCGTATGACGGAGTCAATCCAGCAGGCCCGTACTGCCTGGGAAGAGGCATCCAAAACCGACAAGGAGTTCGGGGGCGACAAGCTCCAGGAAAACCTGGCGGTGGCACAGAAGGCCATGAAGGCTTTCGGTTCGCCGGAGCTGCGCCAGTTGCTCAACGAGTCTGGCCTTGGAAACCACCCGGAGATCATCCGCGTGTTCTACAAGGCCGGGAAAACCATCAGCGAGGACAACTTCGTGCCCTCGGGCACAAGACCTCAAACGGGGGCGAAGGATCCAGCCAAGTCCCTGTACCCGAATCAGTAACCTTTGAAAGGAAAACATCATGGCAACTCTTTCTACTGGCGCATTGACCTTGGCCGATTGGGCCAAGCGCCAAGATCCCGAAGGCCGCGTCCCGGTCGTAGCCGAACTGCTCTCTCAGTCCAACGAGATCCTCGAGGACTGCGTGTTCATGGAAGGCAACCTGCCCACTGGTCACCGCGTTGTGATCCGCACGGGCCTGCCCACCGTCTACTGGCGTGCCATCAACCAAGGTATTCCCACCAGCAAGTCGACCACCGCTCAGGTGGACGAAGCTTGCGGCATGTTGGAAGCCTACAGCGAGGTCGACAAGGACCTGGCCGAGTTGAACGGCAACACCGCTCAGTTCCGCTTGTCTGAGGACACCGCCTTCCTCGAGGCGATGAACCAGACCCAAGCCCAGACCCTGTTCTACGGCAACCCCGGCACCGATCCCAAGCAGTACTTGGGTCTGGCCGCTCGCTACTCCAGCTTGTCTGGTGGCAACGCTCAGAACATCCTGTCCGCTGGCGGCTCTGGCACCGACAACACCTCGGTCTACCTGGTGGTGTGGGGCGAGAACACCGTCTTCTGCCCCTTCCCGAAGGGCTCCAAGGCAGGTCTGGTGCACGAGGACCTGGGCCTGAACACCGTGTGGGATTCCACTGGTGCTCGCTACCAAGCCTACCGCACCCACTACCAGTGGAAAAACGGCCTGGTGGTCAAGGATTGGCGCTATGTCGTGCGCATCGCCAACATCGATGTGTCCGACCTGATCGGTCAAACTGGCACCCAAGCCGCATCGGCTGCGACCAACATCGTGAAGCTGATGGCTCGCGCCATGTACCGCATCCCCAACATGGCCATGGGCCGCGCTGCGTTCTACATGAACCGCACCGTGCACTCGGGCCTGGCGTTGGCCGCGCTGGACAAGAGCCAGTACGTGTTGAAGATCGAAGACGGTCTGTCGCAGTTCGGCACTCCCATGAACTACCTCTCGTTCCTGGGCATCCCCCTGCGTCGCGTCGACCAGCTCCTCAACAACGAATCTGTCGTGTCTTAATTGATGCGATCACCTGAACTCAGAAAGGAAAGCTCAACATGATTACCGACAAATTCCTCCGCGTGTCCGACAGCCAAGCTGTCACCAGCACCGCAGTGTCGACCGACACCATCGACCTGTCCGTCGCCCGCGACATCGGCGAAGGCAACGACCTGTACATGAACTTCGCAGTGACCGAAGCCGCTACTGCGGCTGGTGCGGCTACCGTCGAATTCCAGGTCATCGCATCTGCCGCTGCGGGCCTGACCAGCCCCGTGGTGCTGGGCAGCTCTGGCCCCATTGCCAAGACCGCCCTCACCCTGGGTGCCAACATCGCCGTGCGCATCAACCCGCAAGTGGCATCGTTGGGCTTGCGCTACTTGGGTGCCAACTACGTCGTGTCCACTGGCCCGTTGACCGCTGGCAAGTTCATCGCTGACGTGGTCGAGACCATCCAGGACGGCAAGAAGTTCTACGCCTCTGGCTTCTCGGTGGTCTAACCACACCCACGGCCCCCGGCAACGGGGGCTTTCTATCAATTCATCCAGGAGATCACTATGCCGCTGTACCGCGCACTTGCAAAACACTTCATCAACAACAGCATCGTGGAAGAGGGCGACACCGTCGAGTACGACGGCAAGCCTGGTCAATTCCTCGAGCTGATCGAAGACGAGGCCCCGGCCTCCAAGGCCAAGGGCAAGAAGGGCGCGGCAGCGCAAGTGATCGAGGAGCAGGCCGGGGAGTGATCCTCCCTCCTGCATGGTAGAACCAGAGGGGGGCCACACGCCCCCCTTTTTTCTAGGGGACCGTCATGGCATCCGAAGTCGACATCTGCAACCTCGCGCTGGCCCACCTTGGCGACACGGCCACGGTCTCCAGCATTGACCCGCCCGAGGGCTCTCCACAAGCAGAGCATTGCGCTCGCTTCTACCCCATTGCACGCGACTCGCTGCTCGAGTTGCACGCCTGGGGCTTTACCACCACCAGGGCCACCTTGGCACTGCTGGGCTCCGCATGGCCCGAGTGGGCCTATTGCTACGCCTCGCCCAGCGATGCGCTCAACATCCTGGCGATCCTTGATTCCAACGCGGCTGATGACTACAGCGTGGGCATGCAGTACGGCTACAGCCAGGTCGGCGTGCCCGTGGTGATGCAAGGTGTCTACACACCGCAACCCTTCTCGCAAGAGACCCTGGCCGATGGCACGGTGGTGATCTACACCAACCAGCAAGATGCCGTGTGCCGCTACACGCGCTTTGTCACCGACACCACGGTGTTCTCGCCGCTGTTCGTCGACACGCTCTCCTGGTATCTGGCCTCCTACCTGGCTGGCCCCGTCCTCAAGGGCGATGTCGGTGCAGCCGAGGCCAAGCGCTGCATGGGCAACGCCATGGGCATGCTGGGCAAAGCAGCCGCCTCGGACTCCAACCAGCGCCGCATCCATCCCACTCAGAACGTGGCCTGGATGGCCGGGAGATAAACGATGGGCAACGTCCGAACGCTCTCGCGCTCCTTCGGTGGTGGCGAGCTCACCCCCGAGATGTACGGTCGCATCGACGATGCGAAGTACCAGACCGGGGTGGCGCTGTGCCGCAACTTCATCACCAAGCCGCACGGTCCTGCCGAGAACCGCGCAGGCTTTGCCTATGTGAACGCGGTGAAGACCGCCGCCAAGCGCACCAGGCTCATCCCCTTCACTTACTCGAGCACGCAGACCATGGTGCTCGAGTTCGGTGACGGCTACATCCGCTTCCACACCCAGGGGGCCACGCTCTCGACGGGCAGCGTCACCGCCTGGAACTCGGCCACGGCCTACACCGTTGGCGCTCTGGCCTCGCGCCTGGGCGTGAACTACTACTGCATCGCCGCGCACACCAACCAGCAGCCGCCCAATGCGACCTACTGGTACGCGCTCACCGGGTCCACCTACGAGATCCCGACCCCTTATGCCGAGGCAGACCTCTTCGACCTGCACTACGTGCAATCGGCTGACGTGCTCACCATCGTGCACCCCAACTACCCACCGCGTGAGCTGCGCCGCTACGGTGCTACCAACTGGCAACTGTCGACCATCTCTTTTGCATCCACGCTGTCCGCGCCCGGCTCGGTTGGCGTGACCGCCACGGGCTTTCGCACCTATGCCACTGGCACATCGGGCACCAACACGGTGACGGTGGAATCCACCGCAGGCCTCTACCTGGGCCAGACCGTGCAGGGCATCGGCATTGGTGCCGGGGCCACGGTGACCAAGATCGTGTTCTCCACGGGTGTGGTCACCTTGTCGGTGAACAACAGCGGCTCGGTGGGTTCGATCATCAACTTCTACGGCCCCACCACCTACAGCTACGTGGTGACCGCCGTGGGCTCCACTGGGATTGATGAGTCGCTGCCCTCGTCGGTGGTGACCTGCACCAACTACTTGCCCACCGCCAACACGTCCAACTACATCACCTGGAACGCGGTGTCCGGCGCACAGCGCTACCGGGTCTACCGACTGTTCTCTGGCCTGTACTGCTACATCGGCCAGACCGACCAGTTGAACTTCCTCGACGAGAACATCACGCCTGACATCGGGCTGACAGTGCCGATCAGCAACAACCCGTTCGCAAGCTCTGGCAACTACCCAGCGGCGGTGTCCTACTTCGAGCAGCGTCGATGCTTTGCTGGCACGGCCAACCTGCCACAGACCTTGTGGATGACCCGCACGGGCACCGAGTCGAACATGAGCTACTCGCTGCCTACCCAGGACGACGATGCAATCAGCTTCCGCGTGGCTGCACGCGAGGCCAACACCATCCGGCACATCGTGCCGCTGACCAACCTGGTGCTGCTCACCAGCGCAGCCGAGTGGCGCGTGACCAGCGTCAACTCCGATGCCATCACGCCCACCACCGTGTCGGTCAAGCCGCAGTCCTACGTGGGTGCATCCAACGTGCAGCCCGTGGTGATCAACAACCAGATGATCTACGCCGCAGCGCGTGGCGGTCATGTGCGCGAGCTCGCCTATTCCTGGCAGGCCTCGGGCTTCGTGACGGGTGACCTGTCGCTGCGTGCACCGCACCTGTTCGACAACTACACCCTGGTCGACATGGCCTATGCCAAGGCACCCACGCCCATCGTCTGGGCGATCTCGTCCAGCGGCAAGCTGCTGGGCCTGACCTATGTGCCTGAGCAGCAGGTGGGCGCATGGCACCAGCACGACACCGATGGCACCTTCGAGAGCTGCTGCGTGGTCGCCGAGGGCGACGAGGACGTGCTCTACGTGGTGGTCAAGCGCACCGTCAATGGGTCGAGCGTGCGCTACATCGAGCGCCAGCGCTCGCGCCTGTTCACCGACCAGGCCGATGCCTTCTTCGTCGATGCCGGGGCCACCTTCAACGGCACCAACACCAGCGCCACCACGGTCACCGTGAGCGGTGGCACGACCTGGGGTCCAGCCGACACGCTGACCATCACGGCGAGCGCCGCGCTCTTCGCCTATCCCGGCACCACCGATGTCAACGATGCCATCGTGTTCACCGACACCGATGGCCAGGTCTATCGGCTGACCATCCTGTCGACGAGCTCCACCACGGTGGCCAGCGCCCGTGTGGACAAGACCCTGCCTGCGGGCTACCGCAACGTGGCCACGGCCAGCTACGCCTTTGCTCGAGATTCCATCAGCGGCTTGAGCTGGCTCGAGGGCAAGACGGTCAACATCCTGGCCGATGGCGCTGTGCACCCTCGTCGCACGGTCACCAGCGGCACAATCACGCTGGACCGCGCAGCAAGCAAGGTCCAGGTGGGCCTGCCGATCACCGCCGACATCCAGACCCTTCCCTGGTACGCCCAGATCGATGCAGCCTTCGGCCAGGGCAGGTCCAAGAACGTGAACAAGGTGTGGCTGCGCGTCTACCGCTCCTCGGGCATCTTTGCCGGCCCAAGTTCCAGCATGCTGACCGAGGCCAAGCAGCGCTCCACAGAGCCCTACGGCACGCCACCGGTGCTCAAATCCGACGAGATCCAGATCGTGATCGATCCCCAGTGGAATCAATCCGGCCAGGTCTTCGTGCGCCAGGCCGACCCGCTACCCCTCACCCTGGTCTCGATGACCATGGAAGTTGCGATTGGCGCATAAGGTGCGCGTATCCCTCTCTTGGGAGGGTATCTTCCACACATCCTGAAAGAGGCACGCCAATGTCATTTGCAACAGCTTCACTCACGATGATGGGCGCAGGGGCCTTGATCGGTGCCGTCAGCGCCAGCAATCAAGCCGCCAGCCAGCGAAGCTCTCTGAACTTCCAGGCCAAGATGTCCGAAATCAACGCGGGCCTGGGCAAGATCAACGCACAGCAGTACGAATACGCCGCTGCCGACACGTTGCTCGCAGGACAACGCCGCGAGCAGGCCGTGCGACTAAGAGGTGCTCGCGTCAAGTCGAGCCAGCGCGTGGCCATGGCCGCAAACGGCATCGACATCGGCGCATCGGACACGGCAGATCGCGTGCTTGCCAGCACCGAGTTCATGACCGAGTCGGACGCGCTCACCATCAACGCCGCCGCCCAGCAGCAGGCCAGCTCTCTTCGCCTGCAACGCGAGAGCGCACTCATGGGTGTCACCAACCAACAAAACGATGCGACCCTGCGCCGTGCGGCGGCAGAGGGCATTAGCCCGGACATGGCCTTCATGTCGAGCCTAATCGGCGGTGCGGGCCAGGTGGCCTCGAGCTGGTACAGCATGAAGCGCGTTGGCGCAATCACTTAAGGATCAGCCATGCCACGCGTGCCAACCATCGACGAATTCAACGCCGCCGGAGCGATCACCCAGCCCGTGGCCATTCAGCAAGCGGGTGGATCGAATGTGCCCAACCTGGGCGTGCAGCAGGGCTCGGACCTAGGCCGCGCTCTTATGCAAGGCGGTGCGGCGCTCTCGCAGATCGTGGTGCAGCAGCAAAACGACATCAACGAGGCGGCAACGCGTGAGGCCGACAACATTGCCGCGCTCACGGTGAGCAAGCTGCTCAACGACCCGGACGGTGGCTACCTGGGCTTGAAGGGCAAGTCGGCGGTGGACAGCCGGGACGGCGTGCGCCAGGCCGTGCAGGAGTCGCTCAACAGCGCAGGCGAGAGCCTCACCAACGACATGCAGCGGCGCATGTACAGGCAGGTGGCCCAGCGCCGCCTTCAAATGGCGCTCCAGCAGATCGACACCCACGCAGGCGAGCAGACCCGCGTGTGGAACGAGGGCGAGACCACCGCACGCATCGGCAACGCATCCGATGGGGCGGTCGCCAACTGGTACGCCTGGAACGCGCCTGCTGGACCCAACAACCCCTTCACCACCTCACGCGACACCATGGTCGCCGAGACCAAGGCGCTGGCCAGGCTCAAGGGCTATGGCGAGGATTCCGAGGTGGCCAAGGCCGCAGTGACCGCGCAACTGACCAAGATGCACCAGAGCGTGATCTCGTCCATGGTGGCAGGCGAGAAGGTCACCGAGGCCAACGAGTACTTCAAGCGCAACTACAACGAGATCGACCCCAGCGCCCGGCCCAAGCTCGAGCACGACCTGCGCGTGGCCGAGACCGCTGTGGTGGCCAGCAAGAGTGCAGACGACATCTGGTCGGACATTGGACCGAAGAGCCAGGGCCAGGCGATTGATCTGTTCAAGATGGAGGCCAAGGCTCGAGAGATGTTCCCCGGTGCTCCCGAGAAGGCCAAGGCCACCATCGACGAGTTGCGCCAGCGTGCTACCGCCTGGGACAAGTCCGAGTCGGAGTTCATCACCCAGAACAAGAACGCCGTGGGCCAGCTCGTCATGGCGGGCAAGTCGGTCAAGGAGATCACCACCTCGAGCGCCTTCCTGGCACTGCCAGGCGGTGAGCAGCAGCAGGTGCGCGATGCGCTGACCGACCGATCCTATGTGCTGGGCCAGCGCTCTCGCACCTTGCAGATCCAGGCCGAAGAGGACCTGGCCCGCAAGAACGCGCCCGCCTTCTTCGAGTACTCCGACCCGCGCAAGCTCCAGAACATGACTCGCGCCGAGGTCGAGTCGCTGTGGACCAAGATCGGGATCAACAACACCAACTCGCTGCTCCAAAAGTGGGACTCGCTCCAGAACAAGGTCGAGGGCTCCAACATCATCGGCACCGAGGACCTGATCAAGGGCTCGGCCATTAAGCTTGGCATCCTGCCCGCCACGGGCAAGCCCAACAACGACCAGGCGCTGGCATTCATCAACTATCAGCGGGCCGTGGCCGAGAAGGTCAACAGTTTCGAAGCCACAGAGCTGCTAGGTCGCAAGCAGGCAAGTCCAGATCAGGTGCGCCGCATCGTCCAGCAGATGGAGATCGACAAGGTCTACGTGGAGGGGTTCTTCAGCAACAAGCAGAAATCGACCTTCACGATCACCCCGCAAGAGATGCCCAAGGCCTACGTCAATGTCCTGGAGGGCGGCAAGTCTGTCGAGGTGCCCGTCTCCCTGGTGCCACCTGGCCAACGCAAGGCAATCATGGACGCGCTCAAGGTGGCAGGCGAGCCTGTCAACGAGCAGACCATTGTTCAGTGGTGGGTCGATCATGGCCGCAAGCCAGATCCCACTCCCAAGAAATAACAGGATCACAACGTGGCTGACAACCCATACATGCAGACGGCAGAAGAACTCCTGGCTCGCAAGAGCGATTCGGCCATCGCGCCATTTGGCGAAAACCCGTACATGGACACGGCCAGGAAGGTGGCCGAGCAGAAGCAGCAGCGGCTCAACGGGGTCATGGACATCGTCAGTCCCGTGAGCCCCGACGAGGCAGCAGAGACACTGAAGCTCTCGCGCACCAGCGGCTTGCCCGAGGACACCGTGCGCGACAACCTGATCGAGGTTCGCCGCCGCGAGCGCGTGCGCATGCTCAACACGCAGCGCATCCTCAACGATTCGCCGATCCTTGCCCAGCAACTGTTCAACCCAAGCTTTGCCGCGCTCTCGCAGGACGATGTCAAGCCCATGGGC